ATTACTATGCCTACTGGTTTATTATTTGTTCGAGGTATTCAAGTTTTTGATTCAACAACAGCTACTACAGGAGAAGGCGTTTGGTTAGAAAGACGTGATCAAACTTTTATATCTGAATATATTGGAGAATTAACAGGTACTGAAGGAGGTTCAGCAGGTCAAGATACAACAGGACTTCCTAAATACTACTCTATGTATGGCGGTGCTACTACCGGAACTACTTCAGCTACTTCAGGAGCTGTATATGTAGCTCCTACACCTGATAAAAATTATCAATATATTATTCATTATAATGTTATGCCAACAGGTCTAGAGACTAATACAGGTGGAACTTATATAAGTAATTATTTCCCACAAGGGCTACTTTATGCTTGTTTAGTAGAGGCATATTCTTTCTTAAAAGGTCCAACTGATATGTTGACATTATATGAACAGAAGTATAA